CCCTGTGCCACCCCCTGTGCCGCCCCCTGTGCCACCTCCTGTGCCACCTCCTGTGCCACCTCCTGTGCCGCCCCCTGTGCCACCCCCTGTGCCACCACCTGTGCCACCCCCTGTGCCGCCTCCGTCGTTAGGAGCCTTTTCAGGCGGTGTCTTGTCAGGCGCAGGAGTCTTCGTACTGCAAAATCCACCATTGCTTACATAATCAGAACTAACCGTTGCTCCATGATATCCATTGGTTTCAGCATCAAGATTGAATTTATATGCTGGAGCACCATCACTAATCCACTCGCACGATCCATCGCAATACACGGCCGGAGGAGTGTAAGGACCTTTTACAAACTTCAGCCGCACGCCACCTGAGCTAATCCAATCTCCAGAAGGGTCCTTTTGTGTCCAGCCTGCAAAAAAATCATAACTTGAGGACTTATTCTGTTCGCATGTGAGTGTTTTTGTTTCCCAACTAATAGACCAATTCTGTATTGAACCAGGATTAAAATCAGTTGAAAAGCTACCGCACGTCCATGTGTCAGCCCATATTGACTCCCGCTCATATCTATAGTTATAGGGTGACTGACGGGATTGCTGAACGCCACCAACAAAGCATTTAACTACATTATTTGCCCCAGCACTGGCAACAATAGATGCAAGCTCATGTCCTGCAGCATCTTTTGTATCATGCCATCCGGATGATTGGTTTAGTGCTCTAGCCTTAAACTGCACCTTAGATGCAGAAAAAGCAAAATTGCATAGACAAACAGTTATGAAAAAGAAAACTATGCGAAAAACGTATTTCATGGTTTTCTAGATTTTCGCGAGCATGAAAAAGCAAATCGCCCCAATCGCGCCAATCAGCGCGAATACGGCGTGAATGGCAACGACCAGGGCGACGACCAACATGGCTAACGCCTGTTAGATTTTGGCGATGATGCGCTTGACCACCGAGGGACCCTTCATGACCAAGGCGATCCCCACAATGACGAGAGCGAGAGCGCCGATCTTGGTGGCCGTGCTGGACAGATCGATGGAGTCCAGCAGGTCGTCCATGCCAGCGGCGTGCGATGCGGTGACGGCCATGGCGGCGCCGGTTGCTGCAGCAGCTTTGGCACCAAATTTGCGAGCAATTACTCGTGTTTTTTCGAACATGGTTTTCCTTCAAAAAAAGTAGTGAGAAGGTGCGAACTTGCACCCCAGAGCCGCAGGGCTCTGGCCTGCAATCTCAGATGCTGCGAACCATGCGCAAGGCAACGCCCAGCCCGAAGCCGAGCATTGCGAGCGCGAAGACAAGCCCAAAGCCGATGCCCACTGCTGCAGACACGCTGCCAGGGGTGACGCCGAGGGCCGCGAGGTCCTGCACCGTGACCTCTGTTACCGCGACCTGGTGCACCGGCTGGCAAGGCGTTTCGGGCTGGGTGCACACGAAATAGCTCATTCAGCGGCCTCGATATCGTCGGAGCCGCACTCCGGGCATTGCTCGTCCTGCGGGTCACCGTCAAGGTCCGAATCGTCGAGCTCGGCGCCGCAACTGCCACATGTCCACGAGCTCATATCGCAGCCTCCTGAGCTGCCCGGCCACGCGCCTGGCGGATGCGGTCACGACGGTCGAAGAAATGGCCGATCAGCACGATGACGCGCGAGGCCACGCACACGAAGGCGCTCAGCACGATGGCCCCGCACATACCGGCAGCGAAGGCAAAGAAAAACATCGTCTGCAGGAACTGTTCGACTTGGTCATGCGTGAGTGGCCACATGATCAAGCGGCTTTCGCGAGCTGCTGTTCAGGCTTGGCAGGCAGAGGACGCGCAGCTGGCTGAATGGCCTCAACAGGCCGCGCGCCAATGACCACTTCGCGGGACTCTTTGCCGTTGCTGACGCGCTCGATTTCGAGCTCGCACATGAACGGCCGAGGGATGTGCTGCATGCGGAACACTGCGTCCGCATCGGGCATCTTCCACTCCTCTGTGGCGTGACCACCTTTGAAGTTCTCGCCGGGCTTGTTGTAGCGTTCATCCAGCTTGACGCGCGCATAAAGCGTGCCGCTGTTGATGCCCTCGCCGTTGACAAAGCCCTTGAAGGCTTTCATTCCCACAACTTCAACCATGAGTGCCATTTCGAATCCTTTCGGGTGGCGGTAGCTCGTACCAGTCAGGCATGGACACCGGGCCGAGCTTGATTACCCGGGTCCTCGTTTTCAAAGGGACGACGTTGCTCTTGATCGCGATGTCAACGCCGTAGGGGAGTAGTTCGCGCCGGTGCCGATAGAACGTGGCGCGGCTCAGCTTGGTGGTCAGGTCATCACCGGCCTGCCACATGCGGTAGGTGGACAAAAGAGCCTTGGGCAGCTCGGACAACTCGTCCACATCAGCGCAGGCGCGCGTGAGCACTTCGCAGCGCTGCTGGAACTCCATCTCGATTTGCTTCATGTCGAATCCCCCGAGGAAGTGGCAGCCCATGTCGTGCAGCTTGGTTGCCTTGAAAGTCATCTCCACACGCACCAGGCCAACGGCATCGCACCAGTCGGCAAGCTGCAGGACATATGGATCGACGGGGGCCTTTTCGAACGTGGAGGAATCAGCGACGCGGCCCGCATGGCGGCGCAGTTCCGGCCCCTTGAGATAGGCCTTGAAATAGACGCGACGTGAGCCCCGACCGAAGTCCACGGTCTCGCCATCGCCGTAGGTCCCGGTCTTCAGACGGCTCGCCTGCTGGCTCTGCAGGTAGCGCATGAAGTGGTAGGCGTTTTCCTTGCCGCCCACGCTCCAGTTCTGGGTCACATCGACGCGCGTAACCACAGCACCGGTCCAGCAGGTGCGAGGCTCGCCCTTGAAGTTCGTGATGAACTTTTCACCTTCGGTGAACGGCGGCAGGCCAAGCGAGAGCAACAAGCGGTTGATGATCTGCAGGCACTGAATGAACGAGTAACCGAACACGTTGTCGGTCCTGCCCCACTTCGATACGTTGCCCTCAAACCAGACTGTTTCCCCGTCGCAACGCACGAACACAGCGGTCTCGAAAGAGCCTTCGATACGCGATTTCTTGAGAGTGATCGATTCGACCTGGCCGTCGCTGTCGATGCGCATGAACGCACCGTCCGATATCTGCGGCAGGCCACCGCATGCGTGCCGCTGGTAGATCGAAAGCCAGTCGCAGAAGCCGACGAGCTGGGCTTTTGTGATGGGCGCGGGGTACCACTCCGCGCGTCCGGCCCGGCGCTCTGCCAGGTCGACAACGTTGCCCGGTACGGCAGCGTCCAGAACAGGAAAAGTCTCATCAGTGAGACTAAAGTGACGTGTTACAAGCACGTCACGCCCTCCGGGCCCCGGCGCGGACCCTCCCCCGCAAGCGGGGCCCCCTCCGCCCCGGTGCCCTCCGCAGCGCACGAGCAGGACTCGCACAGGCGAACCTGACGGCAAGGCACTGTGAAGCGCGCAGCTTCCGGAAACGAGGTTTCGACGGTCCAGAGATCCTGGCCATCAGGCGTGGTCCATGCGTTGCAGATCTGCGCGCAATACAGGACGCCGCGGCGCATGATCTGGACATGCTGTGACTGGAGGGTGCGACCGATCTGGGCTGCAGCACGGCAGCGCGCGGCATGCTCCGCGTGGGTATAGGGGCGGCCGGTCATGCTGGACAAAGCTCGCGCAGGTTGAGCCAGAGACTGATCAACGCAATCACCAGGGCAAAAGCCGAAAGGATCGCCAGCGAGATGTGACCACGTTGGGTGCCCCCCACCTGGTCGGCCTGGTCGGGAGCCGCCAGGCGCGCGGCCAGGCTGGTTTGACCAGGTGGAGGACGTAACGGGGTTCGAGGTGTAGGCATGCTGGCGGCTCCTGGGTTGTGATGTGGAGCCGCCTGCTCTGCTTCTGGCGGTAGGCCCGGCTGTGGTTCACTGCCTGCGACCGAGCTTGCTGGCTCCTTCGACGAGTCGTGTAATTCGACGAGTCGTGAAGTTACCAGTTTTCACGACTCGTATAACAACGGTTACACGACTCGTGCAAAATCGGAAAGTGCTTGACAGACAGGAGCCTTTAGATGACCAGCACTCTGGAACTACTGACAAAAGCGCTCGAAAAGAAGAGCGCATCTGCGTGGAGCAGGGACTACAACATCACACCTGGCACCTTCACGAACGCCAAGAAGGCAGGCCGCCTAAGCCCCATGCTTGCTGGAAACATTGCTATGGATTTAGGAGAAGACGCCAATAGGTGGATGGCGGTTGCGGCTTTGGAAGCAGAGAGAGACAGCCCGCTAAGAGACAGACTGAGAGACACTCTCCTGCTCCGCAATCAATAGCTGAGAATGTTCTGTGGGCTTGCTTTTCCGGCAAGCCCCAGTCTTTTCTACAATGCTTCACGCAGCCCCATAGGCCACCGCCCCAGCGCCGGGTGGCCCACCTACAACAGCAGGCTGCACGCCGGCGCATCCGCGCGCCGGTGCTTGGAATCTCCTCCCCCATCCCCATGTGACACACAAGGCCGCAGGCCTGCCCGCATACGGGCGGCCTG